CTGGATACTCCTTTTGTTGTTTTTCTACATCTTGATCCAAAACTTCAGCGATTAATCTTTTTAAATACCATTCAGCTTTTTCTAAATCCTGAACTGGCTGTCCTTTGTATTTATATCTAGCCATGTATTTCATACATGCACCTTTGAGATAACCATGAAACTCTTCTGTAGTCATTGACTCTTTGATTAGATCAATAGTCTCAGTCTTTGACTGACGATAATGCTGTGGAAAATTAACTACGTCTTCCATATCTTTTCTTTACCTCACTAATATGGACAGTCTCAATATCATACTCCCCACCTTTTACATTTCGTTTTACAACTAACCCAGACCACCAGAGTCTTTGTGTATTATATGCGTACTTTTCTCTGTGAGTCAAGTAGCAACCTGCAGATAGTCCCATAATTTTTTTACCAGATGGTTTAGCTGCAATAGCATAATCTAATAGATGAGAATGCCCAACAGTGCAGGATACTTTATTCTTATTAACTAATGCTCTTGCCATATTCTCGCCTGATATAGCTGTACCCATAACACCACTTGGAAAGTTATGTGAATAATAAACACCATCAATCACAGCAGGATATCTGTAATCATATGTATGCCATCCATACTCAGGATACTTTAGATCGTCTATAGATAGATGACCATCAAGCTCTGGATTATCTTCTACCATACGATCAATACGATCTTCATGATTACCTAACATCATATGCATCTCTGGTTCGTGCCTGCCCAAACCATTATTAAATTTTTGTAGGGCATCATGTGCATGTTGTATATCTTTTTTATATCTTCTACCTTCAAAAGATTTTTTCTTTTTATCGTAGCTAGACATAGAATCCATGCTTGCAAAGTCACCCATACAGATTACTTTATCTACTTTTAAGTCCCTTGCCATGCGTCCTGCCCAAGTAAATCTCTCATTACTAGCACTAGGTGTACAGTGGGGGTCTCCTATTACTAAGTGTGTTGTCATTAATGTAAATCCTTTTTGTTTTTAAAATCTAAAATGTCTATAACATTATCGTCTGATCCATTCTCTTTGTCTTTACTTTGAGTATCATCATCATAGTAGGCTTGCATACCTTCTGCATATACTATGTCAGGATTCTCTGTTGCATACTTTACAAGTCCTTTTGCTATGTAAGAACAGACATCTCTATCATGAGGACCTTTAGGATCTATTATACCACAAGTAAATCCTTTTTCATGTGGTGTTATTATAACAGAAACAGATTGAAATAGATCTATGGGTTTGTCAAACTCTATGCTCATACAACCTCTATCTGAGCATCAAGCAATCTTATTTGTTCGTCTTCTTCTGGCACACCAGACTCTACTAGTTTTTTTCTCTTAACAGCAAGATCGTGTAGTGTATCTTCTACATCATCTTGTGCTTGTTCTGCTAAAGTTTCTATCTCTTCATCAGTTATTCCGTGTGGAAATGTAATCATATTAAGTCTCCTAAGTTAGTTTTCATATTTGATTCTTTTATTATACTTACAAACTTTTTAAAGTCAAGCACAATTAAAGGTTCTCTTTTGTTCATCTTCAATACCACAACAGGCTCAAGGTTAGCATTAGATATCGCCTGATCATATGCATCATATAGTCCTTTCCATGTCTCTTTGTTTTTGCACTCAATAGAAAATGGAAACAGTCCTTGTGCAAATCTAGATAACTTAACATCAACACCTGATTCACCCATGATGGCACAACAAACATCTTCATCTTTCTTTAAGTTAGGGAACGTACTTAACAGCACGTCCCTAACCCAGTTTTGTAGCCTTCGCCCCTTGGCTTTTCTACTGCGTACACTAGGTGACATCGTCCTCTACCCTAGGATTATTCACCTTAGTATACCAAACCCACTTAGGGTTTTTACCTTGCGACTGTTGTTGTGGTAACAGCTGCAAGTTTTCTCCCCAACAAGGAAACTTGTAAGGGCAGAAACCGCATGTGCTATTGAGTATTCTGTTGCCTGTCTTTTGCTTTCTAAAATACTCTTCTTCATCTTCATAGCATCTTTCAAACTTTTTATTTTTTTGTAAAGCTATAACATTGTTTTTAGCAGCTGTCAATGCTTTATCTTTGTATTCATCATCTGCTAGTGGTGTCTCTGTCAATGCCCACTCACCTGTAGATTTATTTATAACTATCCATCCTCCGAACGGTTTGCTTGCTCCCTCTGCGTAGACATATCCTTGTGTTGTGTATCCAAATACGTCATCAGTTGCAACTGTAGTGAAGCCTCCGTTTTCTCCAAACTTATTAGTAAAAGACCAAGGCGATGCACTTTTAATATCCCATACTTTATTATCGATTTCAACATCTAATGCACCATTTATTTCTATATCTTTTGTAGGCTTATACTTTATCTTTTTTTGTTCTGATTGTATATCAACACCTGCAGCTTTCATTACTATGATTGCAAGTTGTTCTACTATATCTCCAAACATATTACGCATCTTTGCATTATACGGTTGGCCTTCTCCTTTTACACCTTTCTTTTCCATTTGTAGTTGACACAAAGGTCGTCCGATGTTTGATGCTCTTAGACCAAACTCTTTGTTTCTTTGGTCAGTGAACTGCTTTCTGAATGATTCCTTGCATGCCTCACCAAACTGATCAATCAAATCATCGGATACCTTGACCGCATCTTTCGATGCAGCTTCTAAAAACACCCTAACTTTTTCTAGGATGTCTTGGCTCATGACGATAGAACTTCGACAGGATCATCTTCGAACTCTGCGTCTACAGCCTCTGCCTCACTAGCTTTTACACTAATAGGCTCCGCCTTTTTAGCTTGTCTCCATAGCTCCACTATCTCCTCATTTTCTGTATTGATAGTCTCTTGAAAACTCAGAAGTGTTTCTTTCTCTGCATCTGTAAAAGAAACTTCATCCTTGTCTACAGTAATGTCGGACACATAGAATACATTACTGCCAGCCTTTTTCTTTTTTGTTTTAAGTGTAAGTGTATGATTAAACATTACCTTACCTCTTCTTCTAAGGCTTTCAATTGCTTCACCAACAGGTTTAAAGTTACTGCCTGTTACTTTCCAAAGCACAGGTAAATTAGTTACATGTGCCTCTGCTCCACCTGGAAGAACACCATCGAATGATACTAAACCGTAGATTAACCTGTAACACTTGATAGCTTTTTGCTTTGTTCTTTCTTCTTCTGAAAGATTAGCAAGTTCTTTTGCTGGTATTTTTCCACAACGAACACCACCTTTAGCATCTATAGCCTCGTCTT